CCGGGGAGGTCCCTGCGGCTGCTCGGACATGGCTCACACTCCCGCCATAGCTGGCTCGGGACTGGTGCTGGGTAGCATTCTCGCACCGATGCGCGGCGGCCCCGCGTAACACCGGCAATGCGGGTGGACGCTGCCCGGATAGCCGATCAGCGGCACCGAGCTGGCGCGGAAGTTCGCCCCGTTCGCGGCGCGGCAGTCGGCGCTGGTCCGGGAGTCGAGCACCGTGTTCCACCCGAGCATGTCGCCCCAGGTCCACGCGGCCATGTCTACCTGCATGGCCGCCTGGGCGCGCTGCCAGATGGCGTCCCGGTGCTGCCCGAAGTAACGGCGCTCGCGGGCCATCCCAGCCGCGAGCGCCTTTAGGGTTGACTCCCCGCGTGACCGGGCTTCAATCATGTCTTTTGTCAGCCGCCGGGCTGCGGCCAGGGCGAACTGGGCGCGGCGGATCAGGTTGGTGCGGCTGGCGTTCATCGTGGCCGAGCCCGCGACCCCGGTCTGCTCGGGCGGCATCGCCATCACGACCTCCAGCGCGGCCCGCATCGCGCCCCGGCTGACCTTCCAGGTGACCAGCGCCGAACCGCCGAGCAGGGCCAGCGCGGCGAGCGCGCTGGCCGCGCCGACCAGCGCGGTGGCGATGGCGGTCACCGCCGCCGCGTCGGCAGCCGCGTCCTGCTGCGGCTCGGGCGGCGGTTGCTGCGGGGTGCTCATGCCAGCCGTCCGGGCGGCGGCACGGCTGGCGGCTTAGCAGGCGGTGTCCGCTGCTGTGCCGGGGCCAGCGGCGCTCCGGGCGGCGGTCGCAGGCCGGGAGCACCGCCCGGCCGCTGTCCGGCGCGCTGCGCGATGTTGACGCCCGCCGTGGCCAAGCCCTGGAGCCCGCCGAGCGCCCCGGCGGCCTCGGGCGGCATGCCGGGCGGCGGCTGGGCTTGCAGTTGCTCGGAGCGCTGGCTGGCGGTGGACATCAGCGCGGCGTGCACCTGGTCCACGTCGAGCTGGAGGACTGAGGCCATCCGCTCGGTGATCAGGTCCACCACCTGGATCGGGATGTGCAGCGCGGGTGCCGCCACGATCTGGCCGAACAGGGTCAGCAGCGCCTGCTCCTGCTCATCCTGGAGCGGGCCGAACTTGGCCTGCGGGATCGCGGCCTCGGGGCCGAAGTTGAGCACGGTCAGCGGCATGATGACCTGGTTGGAGTACGCCTGCGCGATCTCGGCGGCGACTCCCTGCCGGGACTTGAGGTAGAAGCTGGACTGGTCCTGGCTCAGTGCGTAGGAGCCCTTGCCGCCTGTTGCCGAGCTGGTCAGCGCCATGAAACCGGCCAGCACCGAGTGCACCTGCCAGCCCTCCAGGAAGTTCAGCGCCTCCACGAAGAACTTGCCGCCGTCGCCGCTGTTCTCCATCATCTCGAACGCCTTCTGGCCCGCCTGCGGCTGCTCCATGCCGACCACGCCCGAGGACTTCAGCGAGGCGATCGAGTCGGCGCGGTTGTTGGCGGACGGCTGGTCCGGGCCGTAGACCACCACGCGGGGCAGCGCCTGGGTCTCCAGGAAGTGGTACCAGAGGTAGAGCAGCTTCATCTTGGTCTGGTAGCACCAGTAGCTGACCTCCATCTCCGACGCTCCGGTCAGCGGCTCGCGGTGCTTGCCGTGCGTGTAGATGAAGCTGCGGACGTGCGGGATGTCCACGTAGCCGGGGACCTTCTGCTTGGACGCCGTGCTCATGAGCTGCCCGCCGAACAGCCACACCTGCTGGCGGAAGCCGTGCGGCGCGGCGGTCTTGGCGTTGTAGCGGGCCTGGCAGGTGGCGCTCGGCCGGAACGCGATCTTGTCGTAGATGATCTTGCCGTCGCTCTCGCGGATCTTCCAGACCTTCTCGAAGAACGCGCGCCGGTAGATCTGGCCGGACGTGATCTGGCCGATCAGGTCCACGTTGGGCGTCTTCATGCCGCCGATGTGGTCCGGCGTCATCAGGACCGACATGGCCAGGTCGTGCTCGCCCTTGTCGCCCTTGGCCCCGGAGATGTCAAAGTCGGCCTCGCGGATCGGCAGGGTCAGCGCGGCCTCGACGGCTGAGCACAGACCGTCGCGGCTGAACATGACCTTCATGTCCCGGCTCGACCACTCGCCGTAGTCAAAGACGTCGCCCTCGCCGTAGTAGGCGAACAGCCGCTGGCCCCAGTCGAACTGCGTGCCGATCTCCGGTCCCAGGAGCTGGCTCTTGGTCGCCTTCAGGTCCGGCAGCTTCAGCACCTGCGCGAGGGTGCCGTTGGCGTTCTGGCGAGGCGGCATCAGCTACTTCCATTCCCGCCGGTTGGGGCTCTGCCCGTTCGGGGTGTCATCCTCGGCCGGGGCGAACGTATCCAGGGACCAGTCACTGCCGCCATCGTAGGCTCCCCCGTGAGCCTCGGCCAGCCTGCGCTGCGCCCTGGTGCCGGTCGGGCTGAACGTCGAGTCGGCCAGGTGACCGGTCACGTCGGTGCCGGTGTCCAGGTCATCGGCGCGTATCCACTCGCGCTTGCCGCCGGGAACCGGCGGGCCGAACCAGGTGTCCAGGAACGGGTAGCAGCCCCAGACCAGGGAGTCGAGCCGGTCGGGGGAGCGCTCGCCAGCCGCCCCGGTGAAGCTGCACATCTGGTCTTCCAGCTCCACGAAGCGCTCGGTGTCGGTATGCCAGATCCGCTCGCCGCTCCTGGCGTCGGTGATCTGGTAGGTGACCTGCCGCTGGCAGTGCCGGACGATCTTGCGCTCGTACAGCGCGCTCACCGGCTCGGCGCGGGTCCGCTTGGCCTGGCTGGCGTGCACCTCGCGGTACTTGCACCGGCCGGTCTCCTTCATCACCTGCTCGAACGTGGCGCTCAGCCAGCCGCCGCCGTGGTTCTTCTCCACCACCAGCGTGGCGTCCAGCTCCTGGGCCTTCTTGATCACCCGCCTGGCGAACATGACCGGGCTCTCCTGCCCGCCCCAGCTCTCGATCACGTACAGGTGCGGGTCGTCTATCAGCCCGCGCGCCACGATGGTGTACGCCTGCTCGTCGGAGTCCTCCCGGCCGTCGCTCGGGTCCACGCCGATGAAGACCTGGGTCAGCCAGGGCGGCCCGCCTTCCTCGCCCACGGCCGGGCACTGGCTGGCCTCGATCAGCTCGCGGGTCCACAGCGCGTTGGCGACGTCATCCAGCAGCTCGCCTTCCAGCTCCTGGCGCTCCAGCCGGGTGCCGCGAGCCGCGCCGACCACGGCGCGGTAGAACGCCTCGGACAGGTTGGCGATGTTGTCGATGGTGCGCAGCCGCCGGGTGATCACGCCGCCGTGCTCGGGCTCGTCGCGGATCAGCGACCGGATCAGCTTGCGTGCGCTCATCGAGACCTTCGGGGTGCCGGTGGCGATGATCTTGGACACGCCCTGCCGGACGGCGAACTTCAGCGACTCGCCCCAGGCCACCTCCCACTTCTTCCACAGCCCGATCTCGTCGCACCAGGCGGCGCGCAGGTTGCGGCCCTGGATGCGCAGGCCCCCTTCGTCCGCTGAGTCCACGTAGACGATCAGCCCGGAGTGCAGCACCACCTGCCCGTAGGTGCGCCAGGCGCTGCGCACGATGTGCGACTTATGATCCTTGACCTCGGCCATCGAGGTGCCCAGCGCCCGCAGGATGCCGCTCTCGCCCTCGACGCACTTGGTCCAGGCGTCGGCGTAGGTGGGCGCGATGATGCCGTACTCGCCCTCGGTGTCGGTGTCGTCCAGGATGATGTCAGCCAGCCCCTGAGCCCCGGCGCGGGTCTTGCCGCTGCCCCGGCCGCCCTGGAGGTAGAACACGCGCCACGGGTCGGCCAGCGGCGGCAGCACCTGCTCGGGCCGGGCCACCCCGGAACGCCACCGGACGCGCGGGTCCTTGACCGGCTCAGCCAGCCGCTCGTCCCACTCGGCCAGGATGACGTCATCGGCGGTGACGCTCATATCAAGTCCCCAGCAGGGACTTGATCAGTCGCGGCGGTCATCGGTGACCAGCGTCCGGTTGAACAGCCGCCACAGCGCGCCTCTCAGGCCGTGGCTACGACGCCATCTTGATGTGCTTGCGGAAGGTCTCACGTGCCGCTTCCATCTTCTCGGGCGGGACGTTGGCCCTGGTGAACGCAAGGGTCAGCGCCCGGTCGAGCATGTCCAGGGTGTTCTGGCGGATGCCGACCAGCCGCGCGTCCAGGTTGAGCTTGGCGATGGCGACCAGCATCGAGCCCAGCCGTTCCATGGCCCGCTCGTACAGCACGATCTCGGCCCGCATCTGCTCGCCGGTCCTGCCCGCGTAGCGGTACTGGGCTGGCTTCAGGAGCTGCACCCGCCCCCGCAGCAGGTTCTTCCACTCGCGCATCTCCCCGGCCAGCAGCATCAGCTCCACGTAGGGGTCCTCGACCGGCCGGGGATTGGCCAGGTCGGCACCGTACTCCGCGATGATCTCGCCAGCCCGCTCGTCCGCCTGGCCGTTGATCAGCCGCAGCGCCGCGCCCTTGGACGTCTGGGAGCCCTCGTTGGCCCCGTGGTTCTTGCAGCGCGGCGGCTCGGTCCCGGCGACCGCGAAGAAGTGGCAGGCGGCCGGGGTGCCGTATTCGTGGCGGCAGCGCCGGAAGCCGGTGGCCTGCTCGGCTTCCTCCAGCAGCTCGTCGGGCATGTGGTGCAGGCAGTACTCCAGGCCCTCGACCTCGACGTTGCCGCAC